GCCGGTCTAGGTGTAGGACTAATCTCATATAGTTCAGCCTCTACCACTGTCCTTTTATAGACTTCCTCTCCGTCAATCTCAATCTTTGATATTGCATCATCAAGGACTCTAAATCCAAAGCTAACACCTTGAACATCTTTTCGTTTTGCACTTTCAAGTACATTGTCTCCCCAAGAACTTTTAGGAAGATCTAAATCAAAACGAACACCTGCAGAATCACTATCTAAGATGAGTGTTCCACTTTCGGTGTTCCCAAGTAGGATATCTTTATTGTGATTCCAATAAGCTAGTACACCTCTATCCTGAAGACTCTTATCAAAAGCTCCTTCAGCAATGACTTCAACAAACTTATCTCCCCACCAATCACGCATCACTTGTGATTGTTTGTTATAAGATACTGCATAACCAGTTAGCATCCTTGAATCTGAATCCTCATCTGAATCAGCTCTTATTTCAACATGGCCAATAATTGAACGATGTTCTAAATCATCATTCTTCTTTTTCTTTTCCACTTGATTTGCCCTCCTTATTCTTGTAAAACACACCTATATCCTTAACCTTCTGCATGTTTCCATTACAGATAAGGTCATCACCTTCTGGTACTGCAGGATCACCTTCAAGTTTTCTACATTCATTTGGTGTTTTGAAACCTGCATTGATAGCTATTCTATAAGCTTCATATCTTGTTTTGATATCAGCTCTAAGAATGTTATCTACACTAAACTTGATTCTGTATCCTGCATCAATCTCATGATCATGAAATAGTTTATAACTCATCTCACACTCATACATCTTGAAGATGGCCAATAGAGTATCTATGTAAAATTCTCTATTTTGCTCTGATATAGATGAGAAACTTGCCTTTGATAGATCATTCACCTGGTGAAGTTTAATACCAAAAGCACCTGCAATCTGTCTAATTGATAATTGACTAAGTTCTAAGAATTGCGCATCTGCCATAGTAAGCTTCATAGGCTGATATTGGAATCCTACAGGCATTGGGAATATCTTACCTGCATTCCTAACAGACTTAACACTCTCAAATAACTTCTCAGCTAAATTCTTTGCACTGTTATCTGATAAATCACCAGTATAATGCACCACGCCACTTCCAAACATGCCGTTTTCCATGAAGTTCTTTACATAATCTTGAGCACCTTTGTTACCCTCTATCAAACTAGCAAGTACAACTTTCACAGGAACACCTATCATGCCATCATAAGTGACACCTTTGAAATGAAGTACATCATCAGGATGATACTTATAGCTATTGCCTAACTTATCTTTGATAATGTAATAGAACTGATTAGGATCACCGAGAATACCTCTGTTATCCATCCAGAGTTCTACATTCTTAAAATCTACTGGATACATATGCTCTAATCGTCCATTTTTTGCATTATAAAAGGGCAATACAATCGCATTGCCCTTATCATTTCTCTGATGTTCTACAGCCTTCCAGAAGTCATTAGCACTCATGAATGGATTAGGCTTAAGGTTTACTATTTTTTCGAGCTGATGGCCATAATGTTTCTTAATGCCATCTCCATTTCTTTGAATAATTTCTAATGATATTTTTGAAACACTATCAGATAAAATCCTAAGACATGTAAAATATGTAGCTTCTTTTGCATTCTTTGTCTCAGATATACCTAATGCCTTCAATATGGCATCATCATCCTTGTTGAGTTCCATAACACTCCTGGTGTTACCGAACCGAAACCAATCTTTTAATCCCATTTATCTACCTCCCCATAATTCTTCTAGATATTCGTCAGTAATTTCTTTCGTACCAATACCACTCCAATAGGTCATAGCCCTTTTATGCGCAAAGATACAAGTAGCAGCTGGATCTATTCTTTTAAATCTAGACTTCTTAGATATTTTGATTTCACCAAATGAGTTTGTATCTTTCTCTGCATTGTTAATTGACCAGGCTAATAGTTTATTTCCGTCATGAGTAATCTGACCTACTTTTACTAAATCTTGAAAATTGGTAGTTGGTTCATCTAGTTTTGCACATGATTGAGGTATTTGAACACACTGATAACCCCTACGTTCTAACTCTGCTACTGTAATTGCCGCATTATGAGCATCAAAACATACCTCCATAACACGTAAATTATAACTAGAAACTACATCCTCTATGTAGTTAATCATGGCCCAGTAATCAACTATCATACCTTCATTGGCCTCTGTTGCTGTTAGCCATCCTTTCTTAATCCAAAAGTCATAGGGAACCTTGTCTGTAATGCGTTTTTCATTCATTGTTTCAATAGGTAAAAAGCTATGACTTAAAAAAGCATATTTTCTAGTTTCACCTTCTAAGTATGGAAACTCAAATGAGATACTCGTTAAGTCACCAGATTTCGAAAGGTCCATTCCAATATAACAGTCCATACCTCTAAAGGTTTCAAAAGTGATATCTTTAGTACATGCATACCAATGATCAATGTTCATGAACTTGTTTTCACCAAACTTAACCCATATATTACAGTTCTTAGTTAGAAAATTTCTTATTTTTTCTTCATCGCCAGAACCATATACACGCTTACATTCATTTCTTAGATATGTCATACCTTCAGGATAAGATGATGCTATAGGATTAGCCTTTGGCCATACTTCCTCATCTTTTGGATCATCATCTTTATCTAGCTCACATATCATAACGAAGTATTCATCATTATCAATGGTACCATCCAAGATATCTGAGCAATATTTATACTCTGCATAACATGGTTTATCCTCAAAGTCAGAACCTGCAGTAGTAATAATAACTATCAATGGTTCTGCTCTGGCTAACATACCAGATACCATAACATCATATTGCTCACTTGTTGGATGAGCATGGTATTCATCTATAATAGCTAACTGCGGATTCTTACCATCACCAGTTTTGCCAGCTTTCTTAGATAAATGCTTTATAAATGATTTACTCTTACCATGAGTGATTTCTTTCTGATTAAACTTGAACCTTCTTCTTACTACTGGACCGCACATAAGATCAATTTCATCAAATACTATCTTAGCCTGTTCTCTTTCTACACCTAAGGTATATATCTCTGCTGCTTTTACACCTCTGCCACCTGCTTCATAAGATGCCATACCACCTTCAACTTGTGACTTAGCATTCTTACGGGCAGTCTGATTATAAACATATCGAAATCTTCTATATCCTGTCTCCATATGTTTCCATGCATAAATGTTACAAACTAAGAACTTTTGATAGGAAGTTAGATGAATTGCTTTTCCTGCTAAAACACCTTTACTATGTTTCATAAAGGTAAACCACTTTACCACTTTTCTAGCTTCATTCTCATCCCAGTAATAAAAAAAAGACTCATCAGTCTCCATTCTCTGAAGATCATTCATGAATCTTTTACAAGCTTTTTTATGTTTGTCACATGATACAATCTCATTTGATATTATTTTAGAGCTATATTGCATTAACTCTTCTAAAATCGTGTTGAACATTATCCAAACTCACTTTCAAAATCTAACTCATCATCTGACATTTCTTCAGCTGATGAATGTATGATCTTTAAACGTGCCACTGGTGATAGTCCAAAGTCAGAGGAATACTTTCTAATTAACTCAGCATACTTAAGTTGAGTTTTAATGATAGGATTCTCGATATAATTTGCAAAGCCAGCTTTATTGGTATACTCTACAGTTAGTTCTTCCCCATGGAGAGATATAACGCACATGATATACTTCTCGATTGCATCAGCCAGCACCGCTAAAGTATAGATATCTACATTACAAAGGAGCCCGATTACCTCGAGCTCCATTACTATCTTCTTAAAGACTTTCTTAGCTTCCTTACCCAACCAAGTAGGAGGTTTTATCTTATCAGTCTTTAAACTATTAAGTTGTTCTTCCTGCTTTTTCCTTATTCGAATCTCTTCCTTGGTTAAATGAGCTTTATTACCATTCTCAAGGATTGATTCTATACTAAATACTTTTCTACCTTTGATTTAAGCCTCCTAATTGTATTTTTTTATCAGACTTAAACGTTCATTTATAATAAAAGATGGTTTATTGTCTGTCATTCTATCAGTTTCTCTAAACAACTCAATAGAAGCGTAACTAATAAATCTACCAATAATCTCTTCATCATCACTATAGAGTGATGAAAATTCATAAAAATATTTTACCCGATATAGATTGTAACTATCAACTTCAACAAAATGATTACTTACAAGGGAGCTCATAAAGGTTTTAGTTGCAAAACTAAGTGCAAAATATAACTCCTCTTTTGAACTGTCACTTACAGATTCATGTGGATAAATAAATTTATAATTGTAATATTCACTAAGGTTCTCTTTATTCATTTGAAATGTATCATATTCTATAACAGTGGCTTTCTTAAAAATATTCATAACGTTAAAGTAACTGCTATCAATTTCAGCAGCAATATCAGGAATATAATCTAAAATATAAATGAAAAACAGATCTACAATAACCTCGAATGTGTTTATGAAATCCATTCTTTTGATTCTTTCTATTTCCTTGCTCATAATCATAATCATACAATACTTATTTAATGTTTTTTTTATTCTACGTGGGTTGTATATTCCAACTGAGTAGAAAAAATCCTCTATCAAATAAACGAAGTCACTATTGCAATTGACTCCAATTTCAGCTAAGTTTGATTTAAACTTTTCAACTAAACTTCTTTTGTTGTTTGAAACAGGTAACTCAATAGTATAATCAAATATCTTTTCAAGATATACCTCTGGGCTTAAATATGAATGGTACTTCATAGCAATAGCACTAGAAGTTGCTTCTTTATCAAGTCCACATACATATGTTACATTTTCATCATATGTAAAAAAATGTTTGATGTCACTTAGCAATGATAGAGTGCTCTCTGGATCACATCTATCTAAGTCATCTAATATAACTACAATTTCTTTACCCGTTGCCTCTCTATAGTTCTCGATTAGTTCCTTGAAACTAGTTTTAAAGTCTTCAACATATGCATAATATGACTTTAAATCTTTTTCATTATTCAACTCATCAATTGTTTTCTGAGCTGAACTACCTAAATCTACATTGACTCCATACAAATTTATCTGAGTTGACAGTAAAAGATTTTTACTAAAACTAAACAATGATTTACATGCTAAAATTAAATCCTTATTTACATTTTTTAGAAAAGAACTATTCTTGGAAAAATTATCTGCAATCATCTCCATCAAAGATAATGATAAATTACGATCTTTGTCATATTTCCATGCTTCAAAGTAAACAAAAGTAAAATCATCTTCCAAATCATTCATTATTGTATTAAAAATTGTACTCTTTCCACTGCCCCAAACTCCGTACAACGCAATCATCTTACATTTATTAAGAAAATGTTTATTCGTCAATAATTCTGTTAAGCAGTCAACTTTATATCCTATCCCTACTAAGTCATTTTCGTATAAACCACTAGAGTTCTTTATTAGTTTAGCAGGCACATTACTAAATATCTTCATTATATCCCCTTTTAAATTGAAAAACGAAAAAATTCTTTTTTACATGGGGGCTGCGGTGATTCCAATCTAACTTAGAAAAATAGCCCGCCCCCTTCTCTAAAATGGAATATCATCATCATGTTCTATAATTTTCTTATGATATTCTTCTTGCTCGTTTATATCAATGTCTTGGTGTTCTTTATTTTCATAATCTAGTATAACCTTTCCATAATTTTCTATAATCTCGCTAATCTTATTTTCTAACCTCTCGAGTGGTTTGACAGGCATATCATAATAGTACCAATCTGTATGTCCCAAAGACGTCCATTTATCATTTTCAATAAGTATTGGACATGTTAAATGAAACAGTAGCACATTTTTATCACTAAACACTGGAAATAGGGTAATATTATAATCTCTTAATGACTCAAATTTACGTTTTATCTTTATATAGAAGGTATCAAACGTTGAACCATTAATAGTACTAGCTAAACTTTTGTCTTCTACTTTAGCCCTATACTTAATATTATTCTTTTTTTCAATATATTGAATAATCTCTTCATGACCATTTAGATCATCGTATTTTTGAGTAGTAATTTCGATATCAAACAATTCGTCAAGACTTTCATTATAAGTATAGTTCTTTAAGAAAGATTCTATTGAACTATAAATACTAACTAAATCTTCATCAGTACAGTATTGGCTCGTCTTTAATTTCACACGTTCTACTAATGTCAGTTCTTTAGGAACTTCTTTATCATTTTTTATAAGTTTAATGTAATCATCACGATCAGCTTTTGGTATCTCACCAAATTTTTCTAATAAAGATGCCTGATTTACAAAAATAGGTACTTGATCATCTATTCCTTGAAAATCGTCAGCTATATAGTTTGTGATGTCTCTATATCTAATAATATTATCCTCGCAGTTCAAAATTGAATTAATAAAACTTTTTGTAAAAAAACTCATCTTATTGTCTGCATATGAAGATTGATCTGCTTGAGAAGAAAACATAAAATACAAATCCTTGAAACCTTCTTGCTTTTTTATTAGATACTTCTCTAATTGAGCATATTCTTTAATATATGATACTCCTGACTGACATGCATCTACTACTTTTATCATAAGTTTAGGAGCCAGAGTTTTGAATAACTCATCAAGTTCACTATTTTTTAAAGTTGTAGAGTTTCTCCTATCCGGATTAAAATCTGAACATAAATAGTAAAACTCATTATTTGTATATTCTCCATGTCCACTGAAGTAAAAAAACAGTTCTGATACGTCTTTATCATTATATTTTTCAACTACTTCAGTTATTTTAAGCATAATATCTCTTGCATTTGTGGTATTATTTACAATTGCAATTTCATTATACTTTTTTGTCATTCTAATTATTTTTTCAACTGCATTGGAATCATTTATACATGCAGGTAAATCAGTAAGTATGTTATATGTACCAACTCCAACAATAATGGCTAATCTCATAATTCTCTCCTTTCAATATCCAAATATAGGATATCATAAAGGTAGTTAGATATGCAATTTATTATGGCAACTTTTACAAACACTCTCACAATTAGTAATATCTAAACGCCTGTTCCAATCCACTTTAATTTCTATGATATGATGAACAATCTCAGCTGATTTAATTATATTATGCTTAAGACATTCCTGACATAAATGATGATCTCTTACTAAAGCAGCTTGTCTAACTCTCTTCCATTCTCTTGAAATATAAAACTTCACAGTCTTTTCTTCTCTAACATAATCATCATATTTTCGATTCTTTTCTTTTTTGACTTGGTCCATCTTTGGCTTACATATTGAGCAATATTTTTCTTTTTTACTCACAAGATTGTTACAAGAACCATTCAAACATACTTTTTTTGGCAAAACCACTCCTGTTTAAGTGTTTTCAATGCTTTGATGCCAATTTGACGAATTAAACATATCATGGGGTGTGTTAAATTCATGAATCTAGCCAAACTATTGAAACAACTTAATTATCTAAATTATTTTATTTGAATTGACACTGTTGCATTTATGTTTAATTAGAGCACAAAAAAATTAAAGAACAAAGCCTTTCATGGCTTCATTCACGTTCTCTTGCTCAATGCCAATATACTCTAATGTTTCTTTTGGACTTCTATGTCCTAATATCTTTTGTAGTGTAACTACATCATTCGTTTGCTTATAAAAATGATATCCATAAGTCTTTCTCAATGAATGAGTGCCAAGATTATCTAAGCCAAACATAAGACCAACTTCATGAATGATATTATATGCCTGGACTCTTCCAAGCGGTTGATTAATACCTTTTCTTGATTGGAATAAATAATCATCAGGATGTCTACCTTTACAGTGTTCTCTGAACAACTTTCTTAATTTACTGTTAACCTGTAAAACATGATATCTATCGGTTTTATCAATCTTGATTCTGATCTGTTGTTTATTCCTAACATCTTTCACTCGTAATTCTCTAAGATCAGATATTCTTAACGCAGTATTTATACCTACTACAAACATCAAATGATTTCTTTCTGATGTCCTTTTTAAATAGTTTTCTATATCATGAACTTTTCCTACATCTTTTATTGGATCTACATAGTTCATAATTACTTCCTTATTCCATCACATTTTCTAATCAAAGCTTTCCAACCACATCGACCTTTATTAAACATATAAAACCAGTTAGCAATCATACTAGCTAATGATTCATCTTTTTGGTTTAAGATTTCTGCAATATCACTTGAGATATATTTTCTAGAACCTCTTTGTGAAGGCACTTTGAAACCACTAGCATTTAACGCTTCTATGATTTCGTTTATATTTCCTTTTTCAATATAAAGCGTTCTAACAATTTCAACATCATCAGCATTAGATATATCTCTAATAGGTTCTGTAATCTCAAGTATTAATTCAATCTCTTGTTTCAGCTCAATTAGCTTCAGCCTATTAATTCCTTTTATTCTCAATACTGACTCCATTGTTCTTCAGATACTTCCTAAAATGAGGACATTTCCTACATTTGCAGCTTTCTCTAATCTCATGGATAATCTCTTTTCTTAGTTCTAACTTGAGAGCTATCTCTTCTTTTTTATTTTCAAATACTATTCTTTCCATGATTTTCTCCATAAAAATACCAGCAAGACTATCTCGCTGGTTCAATTCTTCCATATTAACACTATAGCACAGTAAAAACGCATTTTATATGCACTAAATCTGCACACCTTATATAATGCATTCTCCAATCATCAATTCAAATGCTCTTTCACCATAGAAGATATAAGCTAATTTTTCTAATGAAGCATCTTTTAACTTATGACACATTCTAACAGAATAACTCATTTCTTGTGTGATTTCATTCCATGAATAACCTTTTATAAATCTATATATAATAACTTGTCTATGTTGCATGTCTAGTGAACCTATAGCAGCATCTAATCTATTAAGCTTAGACTGTGCAATTTCAAGTTCTGTTCTAATTGCTTCGATATCTTCAAGATTCTTTAAAGCAGTGTTCTCAACTAACTTGTTTATGTTATTGGTCTTTATACCATCACCTGCATAATCAATAGCTGTAACACCATCGTTAATAAAAACCTCAGCTAACCTCTTTTTTAAATCATCAATATGTACCAGTATGAGATTATAACACATCAATGTACTGATTATACTTTCTTTATACTCTTTTTTTAACTTCATTTTTCCCCCTAAAAAAACAGAGCACCAGTAAGCTA